CTGGGTTGTAATTAGTACCGTTACCTAGATCTACTTCTGCTAATCCATCTACATCCATAAATACACCGTCAGGAACCACTCTAGAAAGAACTTGCTACAGTTTTAAGGAAGTTAATTGAATCATATCAGCAAAACCTATCATACGTTCTACAGTTGACTCTATACGACCTTTATACATATGAGGTGCAACTAGTTGGTAATTCATATTAACTTTAACAGTGTTTGAATAAGGTCTAGTCATATTCTCTGCTATTTTCCAGTCTAGCATTATGTCATGGCCTAATATCTTAGCTCCAGAATACAATACTTCTATTGACCTAGATACTTTGTCAAAGTTATCGCTTGGTGGTGGATTAAAAAAGTCAGGTTTTTCTAAAGCTTTTTCTAAACCGTTTTCAGTGTATTTTATTTTATACACTTGATCCATATAAGTTTTATATTCAAAATATAATACTTGTACAGTGTTATTGTTATCTTTACCTGTCCAGTTTCTAGTATAGTTAGTATTACCTGGAAATTTTTGTATTTGCTCTAATTGCTTGTTAGTTAATTCAGGAAACTCTTTTTTAAGTTCTGGCAAACTAATGTTTTTAACCTCGCCAACGTAATATATATCTTCAAAATTAGGATCTTCTGTATAAGACCAAACTAAATTAGCTGGATCAACATAGTCAACGACAATACCTTCTGATTTATTCCAAGAAGTTTTAACAGCTCCAATACCTAAAACAACTAAGTCTCTATTAAATCTAGCTCTAGTTAAATCATATTTGTTTTTAGCTAAAGTATTTTCTATTAACTCTTCTTCTGCAATTTCAATAGACTGTTTATAGTCTAACTGCATGTGTATTTCTAATTCTTCTTCAGTCTCAGGAGCGCCAGCTGGAGCTTCTTTAAGATCTATGCCTAATTCCTGCTGCATAGTCTGAATAAACTCTCTAGCTTGAATATCTCTATATATTTTATTAGCGTATTCAGTTCTTTTCTTTTGCGAAGCTGGATCTTGAGAAAAAGCTTTTATATCATACATTTTGTCTGACATACCATTTACAACAATGTCTACAAACTTAGGTATAACAGGGACTGGTTTCCAGTCCAAGTTTAAGTAAGACAAATCACCATTAATAGATAATTCATCCTTGTATTTTTGAACAGACTGTTCTCCTCTAGCATAAAGTCTTCGTTGGTGAAAAATAGTATAATTAAAAGAATATCTATTACCGCCAACTCCTTGGCTAAACCATTCACCTTCTATAGCTCTTGCTACTTGCAGACCATATTCTGCAGTCATTTTCTCTTCTTGTGGAATTACTTGATCTGGAAAAGAGCTTCTAGTGTTAGTGTATATCATTTATTTATTAATTTTTGAAAGAAATCCATCGTTGTTATACTTTTTTATTCCTAAATTTACTTTTTTTAACGTTCTGTCTGCTATTGGTTTATATTTATTTCTATTACAAGCCATAATAGCAAGTCCAGAACTAATAGAAGCATCATGCTTTGTTCTATTATTTATATTAAATTTTCCCCAATCTTCTAATGTATCTTGATGATACATATCTCCATATCCGTTTTCTTTTAAACCTACATAAGTATCGATGTAAGCTTCAATAGCAGCAGCGTGTGCTTGTTTAATGTCTTCACTTGAATTAGGTATTCCACCTATTTCTTTTTCTGTTGTAGAAAGTTTATTCCAAATTTTATCAGGACGATTCATTGAAAAACCTCTATAACCTCTACGTTTAAAATAGTATAATAATCTAGGTTTATTATTTTCTGCTAGTATAGGCATTCCATAAAATACGCAAGCCATTAGTACATCTTCAAAAAATATTTCAGCCGTCTGTGGTCTTGATATATATTCTAAGAAAAAATGATTAGACGGCGCTTCATCCATAGAAAACTTAGTTAACCCATGTAATGATCCTTTAGAGCCTCTACCATCAACAGTACCACTAATGTCATAACTATCACAACCAAAAGCACCTACATGATCATTACCTGGATATTTAATTCCACCTTTTATAATAACTTTATTTTGAAGTAATTTAGGTGGCACCCAGCTAATTCTAAATCTACCATCTTTGTTTGGTACAAATATTACTTCTGTATCTTTAACACCATTAAGCCACTGAAAACTACCTGTAGTTATATTTGTTCTGTTATTAAAATCTTCATTATAATCAATTTGTTCGTATATTTTAGTAAGATTAAAAAGACTTTGTTTAGTTTCATCTCTAAAAGCATGTTTTTCAGTTCTTGGAAACTGTCTGTAATATTCGTTTAAACTATCTTGATCTGACTTTAAGCCTTCAACCTCGTTTTCCCAGTGTTCGATAACGCCTGTTGTAATTTCAAAACCGTCGACTCCTTTGACAGGATCTTTTTTTCCAATGAAAACAGGTGATCCGTAAGAATCCATGAATCCTTCGTAGTTCCACTCCATAGGGACGAACAAAGAATAGAGTCCAGAAGAAGTTTGTCCATTTCTATTTCTTTTTGTAACGTCTGAATTATAGTATAATTTTTTGAAGTTGTTTCCACCTTTGTCTAGCGCATTTGAAGTTGAGCCCATCATACATTTTCCTACTATTCTAGATCCTAATCTTAATGTAGTCTTTGTAACTCTCCAATTGTTTAATATATTATCAGGTCTTTCCCATTTACCACTTTCATCATGAGCTAATAATTTTAGCTTTTCACCATCATAAGAGTTATCACCTGTGTTTTTCCAGTCAATAGTTGTATCAAGTCCGTCTAGCTCTCTTAGTTGCTCATTGCTCTCAAGCTTCCTTCTAGTAAGCTTCGAAGCTGGAACTCTGTATGCAAGTTCTGTTTTAGGACGATCCATACCGTCCTGGATCGGTTTGAAGAAAAACGGATAGTTAACGGATATTGGGACGACTTTATCTGTAAACATTTTTTTAGCATCTGCTCCAGATTTAGAGAGTATACCAAATCGGGAGTCACTTGATATGGTCGCTTGGTTAACAAGTTCTGCCGAGGACATAAATGAAAATCCAGATCGTCTGTTCTTAAGGTAGCACATCCCGTAACATCTGTTATCTGCCTTACATGCTTCCCAAAATATAAAGAATAATCTATTGGCTTCTCTATAGTCTGGTGCTCCAATATCGATCTTTGACCATTGCAAGTACATGTAATGAGTGCCAGTAATGTAAGTAGCAACACCGTTGTTATAAAACCAAAATCCTTGTTCTCGTCTAGTAAATTCTTCATCTATATAATCGTACCACTTTTCTTTAAAATCTGATGGGTATTCCTCCCAATCAAACCTACTTTTAATTCTATTTAGTTCTTTTGGGTACTCTTGTCTTTCCCAACGTTGTTCCGCTTTTTCTTTACTTCGTTTAAACGGTTCATCTGCTGTTGGTAAAGCAATCCTGAGATTCTGTATTTCAATGATTTGTCCAATTTTTCCAGTTTTACTTATTACTATAAAATCATAATCAGAATTATAACCATAATCCCATTTTTTAAATCTATTGTTTTTAGCTAATATCTTAGTATTTACAACGTCCTTAATTTCTTTACAAAGAGTTTGTTCGTAACTCACTTACTTCTCCCTTCTGCAAATCCTTTAAAATTTCTTTCTTCCTTAACCTCTTTGCTTTTTTCCATTAACATTTCTTCCTCTTCGTTAATTTTTGAAAGAATTTCAAAAGCATCCATTATCGCTAATTTTTTTGTTGCGGCAGCATTTTTTAATCTATCAGCGCTTACATCGTCGTCTGAGTCAACAATCTTTTCTTTTGCCACCTTAATTAATTCCTCAATAGCCTTTTGCCCAGCTTGGATTATACTCTTTTTGGTCTTCTTTATGTCCATATTTAATTAATATGTCTTTTGATTTCATACAATATAATAATTCTTCATCTATCACAAATTCCCACTCTCTAGCATTAGGAAAACCAACTAAGTCTTCTTCAACTATGTTTAAGTTTTTTAACAACTTATTTCCATATTTTAAAATACCTTTGTTAGGTATTGTTTTATCTCCAAGTTTTTTAGAGACTAAAGGCTTCACAAAACATCTATCTAAAAAAGATTTTCTTATATTATTTCTTTCGTATAAATATATTTGATCAACTGAACAAAAATATAAATTATTTTTAAAATAAGATCTACTATTCTTTTCTCTACCTTTCATATCGTAGAATCTTCTAAAAACATTATGATGAACATATACTATATCACCTATTTTTATATCTAAGTTGTAAGCTTTTGGAACACTTACAACTTTAGCTTTTTTGTTTACAGATTTAAAAGTTTCTATTTTAGTATTTAAAATTAGTTCTTTTTTATCTATTTTTTTAACATTATTATATCTTTCGCCAATAGGCTCTATTATATAATCGTAAATACTATTCATTAATATTTTAAATCATATTCTACAGATATAGCCATATTACAATTAAACTTTTTCCAGGGTAGCACTTCATCGTTTTTAGATATAAAAATATTATACGATTGATCTTCTTGTTCAAAAATTATTGTTTTAATAATATGACCTCCATAAACCTCTTGGCCTATAGAATAATGCATAGCATCATTTTTATAATCAGAACCTATACTAATCTTCCTTATCGCTTTTAACATCTTCTTTCACATCAGTATAAGTACCATCTTCAAGGTTAATATTAACAGACCCGTATTTAGATTCTAGTTTTACTTTAAAGTCATCTACTTCTTTATTACAGTCTGCTACTTCATGTAGAAATCTATGTTTTTGAGCTTCTAACACTCCAATATTTTGAATAATATTATTAAGTTTATTCTGTAATTCTTTAATTGATTCTAATTCTTTTTTTGTTATTTTTTTTGCCATTTTATTTGATTTTATTTGATTTTATTGTTTGTTGTTTGTTGTTTAACTCGGAAATATTGTTGAAAAGTTTCCAGGGTTGGTAATAATAGAATTAACATTCGTAAGTGATCCGGAGTTAACTAAATAATTAAAACTTCCCGAGTTTCCTGGACCTTCTTTAAATTCATACCATATAGTTGGATTATAACTTGATAAGTCAGCTGGTTCACCACTATTGTATATAGCTAGCGCTTGTGAAGCAGATATAATAGTATTTGGCACTGGACCAAATTGAGCAAATTGAGTTATTTGACCTTGAAATCCACTAACTGTACTGTTAGTTCGGTTATTACCAAATGCTGAATATTGAGGATTTACTGTCCATTTATCTTCGTTATCCACGCTTAATGCAACACCATTTAAATAAACTTTAATATTTGATATGTTTTGTTGTAAAAACGCACCATAAGAAATATTAAGATTAAACCATTCTGAACTAAGTATATTAGTAGATATATAATCTTTATTTTCTTGACCTGAAGCGCTTTGAACAGATAGTCTTATAAGAATTCTATTTTCTCCATTAACTGTTTTTCTCATAAGCAACACTCGAGCGTATGGACTTGCGTTAGCGTGTCCAACTAAAACAACTCCAGCATTTAATAAACCAGATGCTAGTGGATCTCCAGTATATCTAAACCATAAATTCATACTACTACCATTTGTTATGGTCTGAGCAGTGTATCTAACCTGGCTACTATTTGCAGTTATAAAATTTAAACTGTATTTATCAGTAGTGCCACTTCCAGGTCTTGATACGCCAGGTAGATTACTTATGTTTGGGATAGTTAATCCCATGCCCATGCTCATTTAAAATAAAGCTACTAAATCAGTTGCTGTTGTACCAAGCCCAGTCCCACCAACATTTGCCCCGTGTACTTTCAAAGCTAATATAGGTAAAAAAGAACCAGCTGTTACGCCTTTAAATATTACAATACTTTCATCTTCCATAGTGACTTTGACATTACCTGCTGCACCTACATATATACAAGATCCTCTACTTATAGTAGACGTAGTATCATCAGCTGGTGCTGGATAAGTATTTTCAGTTCCAGTCAATGCTGGTGTTGGTATTTGATAA